CTTTTCTGGTAGTACGTCAGTACTACTCTTTTCGTTTTGTTTATGTTTATGTTTATATAATGTGTCACTAATTTGCGTACCATCTTGCACACCAATTTGCATACCATCTTGCACACCAATTTGCGTACTAACTTGCTTACTATTTGCCATAGTGACTTTATATTTAGTGGCCTTCGTGGCCTTTTCCTGAAAGTCAATCAGCCCTCTCTGCTTCAATTCGTTTCTCGCTTTCAGTATTCCTGACCTGGATAAACCTGTCAGTACCGAGAGCACCTGATTCGGCGCTGCAAACCACTCTGTCCAGTTGCTCCTGTTGCATACATGCAATAATGCAAAGTATAACGACACCTGCCCTGTAGACAACGGATTTGTTGTGGCCGAATCCCAGAACGCATTGATCTGGGCAATATAATTCATAAAGGCAGTCACCTACCTTTCATCTTTCTGTCTTAATTCGGTACCTGCTTCCCATTCACGAAACAAGGAAAACCAGTCCTCTAACCTCATGGTAACAAGCCATTCGCACCGATCGCGCCGATGAAAGACTGCAGGCAGTTCTCCATCCTTTGCATCCCGCACAGCCTGTTCCATCGCATCCAGAAGATTTAGCTTTTCAACTCTCTTGCACTCCACATGGATTCCCGGAAGCCCGACCACGTCCGCATCTCCGGATATTCCGCAATATTGTTGTCCTCGTCTTGCCTCATATCCATGTTCCCGGAAGATCTTTGCCAGCTCCCGCTCCCCACGGCTTCCTTTCTGCCTGCTGTTCATACGTCTCTCTCCTTTAATCCCCGGCGTCGACAGCCAAAACGCCGGGATATTTTACTGTGACATATTAAAGAAGGGGAGGGCTGTCTTTTTATGCTTTACCCGATGATCGTGATATGCTCCAGGATCTCCTTCGGCGCGTCTCCGAGTTCGTTTTCAAAGTATTCCTTGATGTTCTGGACTGCCTCGTTCTTCCAGATACCTCCCTCTGCCTCTACGATCTTAAAGGCCGGGGCCCCTTTGTCGCTGATCCGGAACACAAACTGACTGCGCGGCTGCTCCACTTCCTGGAATGTACGGAACGGGATCAGCTCCACCGGATTTGGCACGATCACATCCGCCTTTGATGCCACACCTACATTCATCGTAGCCACCTGCGTCCTGCCGTCATCCGAATATGTCTGCTCATTTTTCTTTTCCACGTTGCCGGCAAATTTCATGATGGCCTCCAGGTCCGGAGTCATCTGGAAGTTGGACTGCAGCGCGATCATGAACTCCTCCTGGTCATACCATCTTCCGAACTGGAATTCGGATGTTTCCGCTTTTGATGAGAAAAGGTATTCCCTTTTTCTTTCCCCGTCGAGGAAGGAGACCAGGCTGACCAGCTTCGGGCTCTCCACATGGATGATCATCTTATTGCCCTTAAACTCCTCGGAGCAGCGTAAAATATACTCTACCATCGAAGACAGAGTGGATGCCTCCACAGCTTCCGCCCGCTTC